AGATTTTCCGACGGAGGGAGGAAAAACCGGGGAGGGGTAAACGAGATCGCAGAGACCCACGCGGGCGCGGATGAGCGCGACGCGGGCGCGAACGACGCGGGCGGGCGCAAGGTCCACTCCCCTGCCCCGCTGATCTGACCGGAGGTGAGCCGATGGGCCGGGAGGCCATGATCCGCGCCGACATGGAGGCCGTCGGCACCTACAACCCGATTTTTGACAAGACCATCAAAGCCCTGGCCCGGACGGAGCGCGAGCTTTCCCGGGCGGAAAAGACCTGGCGGGAGAACGGGGCCCAGCTGGTGGCCAAGCAGGTGAACAAGGCCGGGGCCGAGTATCTGGCCCGAGACCCGTACTGGGCGGCGGTGGACAAGCTGCGGGCTGACGTGCAGTCTCTGCGCACTCAGCTGGGGCTGACGCCAAAGGCGCTGAAGGCCGTACAGACCAAGCTGGCAGAGACGGCCAGCGGCCGGCGCAGCCGTCTGGCCGAGCTGATGGACGCGGCCCACGAGCACGCCATGACTCATGCCGGGGACTACCAAGCGGAGGTGGACGGCTACGTCAACGGGGTGCTGTCCGGGGAGACGGTGGCCTGCGAGGAGATCGTGCTGGCCTGCAAGCGCTATGTGCGGGACCTGGAAAACCCCAAGTGGGATTTTCGGTTTGAGCCGGCCTGCGAGATCATCGCCATCATCGAGACCATGATGTGCCACCAGCAGGGGGAATTTATGGACGGCACGCCTTTGCGGGGCACGCCCTTCCTGCTACTCCCCTACCACAAGTTCATCGTGGCGAACATCATGGGCTTTTACCAGCGGGGCACACAGCTGCGGCGGTTTACCGAGGCCCAGGACTTTATCCCCAGGAAAAATATCAAGACCACCTTTGCCGCTGCCCTGGCCTGGGCGCTGGCCCTGTACTACGCGCCATCCGGCTCAAAGGTGTACGAGGTGGGCGGCGCCCTGAAGCAGGCCCTGGAGGGCTTTGACTTCATCAAGTACAACATCAAGCGCCTGCACCTGACGGTGGAGGACGACCAGGAGAACGGCCTGCGGGTCATCAACAACAACATGGAGCGGTCCATCACCGGAGACCTGGGGGACGCCGGTTTTATCAGCATCAACGCCCTGGCCGCCAGTGTGGACAAGCAGGACAGCTTTAACTGCAACATCGTGATCGCCGACGAGGAGCACACCTACAAAAGCCCCCAGCAGTATCAGGTCCTGAAGGACGCAACCAAGGCATACTCCAACAAATTGGTGATCGGGATCTCCTCCGGCGGCAAACTGGCCCATGGATTTTTAGCCCGGCGCGTGGACTACTGCCGCAAGGTGCTGAACGGCACCATTACCGGAGACGCTGCGGACAGTCTGTTTATTTTTCTGGCCTGCGCCCCACGGATGGACAACGGGGACGTGGACTACACCAACGAGCAGGTATTGGCCGGGTGCAATCCAGGCTGGGGCCAGTCCATCCGGCCCCAGGACATGCTGAACGACGCCGCCCAAGCCAAGGACGACCCACAGCTGCGGCCCGAGTTTTTGCAGAAGTCGTTAAACGTATTCACGGCGGAGCTAAAGGCATGGTTTGACGTGGAGGAATTCCGGGCCAGCGACCGGCAATATAACTGGACGCTGGACGAGCTGCGGCGGCTGCCCATCCGGTGGTACGGTGGAAGCGACCTGTCTAAGCTACACGACCTGACGGCGGCCTGTCTGTTTGGCCACTACAAGGGCGTGGACATCATCATCCCCCACTGCTGGTTCCCGGTGACGGCGGCCATGGTCAAAGCCAATGAGGACCAGATCCCCCTGTTTGGCTGGAAGGACGACGGCTGGCTGGACATGTGCAACGACAAGGTGCTCAACTACTCTGACGTGGTCAAGTGGTACATGGCCCGGCGGGCGGAGGGATTTAAGATCCGCCGGATCGGACACGACCGGAGATTTTGCCGGGAGTACTACGTGGAGATGAAAAAGCAGCACTTCCCCATCAAGGACCAGCCCCAGCTGTTCACCCGGAAAAGCGAGGGCTTCCGGTATCTGGAAGCCAGCACCAAACGGGGCACCCTGTATTACTGCCACGCGGAGCCCTTTGAGTACTGCGTGCAGAACGTCCGGGGCATCGAAAAGAGCGACGACATGGTGATGTATGAGAAGCTGGAGCCGCACCTGCGCATTGACGTGTTTGACTGCGCTGTGTTTGCGGCCTGTACCTATCTGGAGGATCTGGAGGCGGGCGGCAAGTCCGCCGCCTGGTTTGGAGGTGACGAGAAAGCGTGAGTAAGAGACAGCGAAAAACTCCACCCAAGGCGAGGGACAAGCCCACCAGCGCCTGCATGGCCTGGCTGTGCGGAGCGGACGCCTTTGACACCCTTACCTGTCAGGGCTACACCAGTTTGGCCCAAAACCCGGAGATCATCGCCGGGGTGGACGCCATCGCCCGGGCCATCGGCTCCATGAGCATCCACCTGCTGCGCAACAGCACGGACGGGGACCTGCGGGTGTTTGATGGGCTGGCCCGGAAGCTGGACATTGACCCCAATGCCAACATGACCCGGTCGGCCTTTATGTCTTGGATCGTGCGGACCATGTATCTGGAGGGCAACGGCAACGCGGTGGTTTGGCCCCAGACGGAAAACGGACGGCTGGGGGACCTGATCCCCATTCCTCCGGCCTACGCGTCCTTTGTGCCGGACGGCTGGGGCTACCGGGTGTACATCAACGGGCAGGCCCACCGACCGGACGAGGTGCTCCACTTTACCATCGGGTCCGACACCCTCTATCCCTGGCTGGGCACCGGCTACCGGGTATCCCTGGGCGAGGTGGCCAACAACCTGAAGCAGGCGTCCAAGACGGAAAAGGGCTTTATGGAGAGCAAGTGGAAGCCCTCTTTAATCGTCAAGGTGGACGCACTGACGGAGGAGTTTGCCAGCCCCGCCGGGCGGCAGAAACTGCTGGAGTCCTACGCCATGAGCGGACAGGCCGGGGAGCCGTGGATGATCCCGGCGGAGCAGTTCAGCGTGGAGCAGGTAAAACCGCTGACTTTGTCAGACCTGGCCCTGGACGCCATGGTCACCCTGGACAAGCGGACGGTGGCCTCCGTGCTGGGGATCCCGCCCTTTGTGCTGGGGGTGGGCGAGTTCAGCCGGGACGCCTGGAACAACTTTGTGAACAGCACGCTGATGCCCCTGGCCAAGGCCATGGAGCAGGAGTTTTCCCGCAAACTGCTGGGGTCGCCGGAGCTGTTTTACCGGTTTAATTCCCGGAGCCTGTACAGCTACTCCATCACGGAGCTGGTGGCGGCGGGGGCCGAGATGGTGGACCGCATGGCCCTGCGGCGGAACGAGTGGCGCAGCTGGCTGAACCTGCCCCCGGACGAGGATATGCAGGATCTGCTGGCGCTGGAAAACTACCTGCCGGAGGACCGGTTGGGCGACCAGAAGAAATTAAACCCAAAGGAGGGGGAATAGCGTGGAGCACAGATTTATCCCTATGGACAAGATGGAGACCCGGGAGGAAAACGGCGACCTGTACCTGGAGGGTTACTTTTCCGTTTTTAACGCCATTTATGAGCTGTGGCCCGGGGCCACAGAGAGCATCGCCCCCGGAGCCTTTGACGAAAGCGTGACCGACGACGTCCGTTGCCTGTACAACCACAACAGCGACCTGGTGCTGGGACGGACCACCGCCCGGACGCTGGAGCTGCGGCAGGACAGCAAGGGCCTGTGGGGCCGGGTGCAGATCAACCAGGAGGACAGCGAGGCCATGAACGCCTACGCCCGGATCAACAGGGGGGACATCACCGGGTGCTCCTTTGGCTTTGACATCGCGGCCCAGGAGACGGAGTACCGGGAGGACGGGACCGTCCACTGGACGATCACCAAGGTCAAGCCCCTGTATGAGGTCTCCCCCTGTACCTTCCCGGCCTACGAGGACACCTCCGTGTCTGCCCGGAAGCGGGACCTGGACGAGCTGCGGAAGAAACGCAGCGAGGTATGGAAAGCCCAGGCGCTGGAGCGCCTGCACAATAAACCCTGAAAAAAGAAAGGAGAGCAACCATGCTGAAAGCACTGATGCTCCGGCGCTCCATTGACGCCAAGAAGGCGGAGCTGGCCGCGCTGGAGGAAAAGGACGCCGAGTTTATCACCCGGGAGGCGGCACTGGAGGCCGCCATCAACGAGGTGGAGCCCGGCAACCAGGAGCAGGAGGCAGCCGTGACCGCCGAGATCGAGAAGTTTGAGAACGAGCGGACCGCCCACCAGGACCAGAAACAGGCCCTGACCGAGGAGGTCCAGCACATGGAGGACGAGCTGGAGGAGCTGGAGCGCCGCGCCCCCAAGCCCCAGAAGAACGACCCCGAGCACGGGGAGAAAGCGAGAGGTGAACTGCATATGGAGAACATCAACATCCGGGCCCTGCCCCGCAACCAGCGGGTCTTTGACGCCCTGAGCGGCGAGCGCCGCGCCGCCATTCTGGCCCAGGAGGACACCAAGACCTTCCTGGCCCAGCTGCGCAGCATGAAGGGCCAGAGCCGGGCCGTGACCGGCGGCGAGCTGACCATCCCCGTGGTATTCCTGGACCTGATCGCCCAGAACATGTACCGGTACAGCAAGCTGCTGAACCGCGTGCGGATCCGCAACGTGAGCGGCGAGGCCAGACAGACCATCGCGGGCACTGTGCCCGAGGCCGTGTGGACCGAGATGTGCGCGGCCATCAACGAGCTGACCTTTGCCTTTAACCAGATCACCCTGGACGGCTACAAGGTGGCCGGTTTTGTCCCCGTGTGCAACTCCCTGCTGGAGGACAACGACGTCAACCTGGCCAGCTGGATTGTGGAGATGCTGAGCGAGTCCATCGGCCTGGCCATGGACAAGGCCATCCTGTACGGCAAGGGCACCGGGATGCCTCTGGGCATCGTGACCCGTCTGGCCCAGCAGAGCGCCCCCGCCAACTACCCCGCCAACGCCCCCGCCTGGGAGGACCTGCACTCCAGCAATATCAAGCAGATCGGCGGCGACAGCGTGACCGGCGCGGCCTTCTGGGCCGCCCTGGTGGAGGCCACCGGCAACACCTTCACCCGCTACTCCCGGGGCGAGCAGTTCTGGGCCATGAACTCTAAGACTTACGCAAAACTCAAGAGCAAGCTGATCACCTTTACTGCCACCGGCGACATTGTGGCCAACATCTTCGGCGTGCTGCCCATCGTCAACGGCGATGTGGACATCCTGGAATTTATGCCCGACGGCGACATCGTGGGCGGCTACGGCGACCTGTACCTTCTGGCCATGCGCAGCGGCATGACCATTGAGTCCAGCCGCGAGGTGCAGTTTATCCAGGACAACACGGTGTACAAGGCCAAGCAGCGGGCCGACGGTCAGCCCATTATCCCCGGCGCGTTTGTGGCCATCAACATCAACAACGTGGCCGTGACCACGGTGATGGACTTTGCCGCCGACACCGCCAACGACGCCGACCTGGACGGCATTACCGGCCTGACCCTGACCCCCAACTTTGACGCCGACGTGACCGCCTACACCGCCACCATGAGCGCTGCCGGTGCTGTGACCGCCACTCCCGCCCAGGCGGGCGCAGACGTGGCCCTGGCTTACAACGGAAAAAACGTGGTCAACGGCGACACTGTGACCCCCGTGACCGGCACCAAGGATCTGGTGATCACCGTCAAGCGCGGTAACGCCACCAAGGTGTATACCGTGGCTGTGACCAAGTCCTGAGCCTATGACGGACGCGGACATTTTGACCGTGCTGCGGTCCGACCTGGGGGAGCTATACCCCAGTGAGCAGCGGCTGGCGTACCTGACCCAGGCCGTCAACGCGGCCAAGGAGTTCATCGCCCGGGAGGGCGTGACTCTGACGGACAGCGTGGAGGACGGGCAGCTGGTGGAGATGTACGCGGCCTATCTGGTGCGCAAGCGGGCATCCAGCGGGGGCGACTCCGTGGCCGGGGCCATGCCCCGGATGCTCCGCTGGGCACTCAACAACCGGCTGTTTGCCCAAAAGGCAGGTGGCGCGGATGGTACTTGATTCCGGTGAGCTGACCGTCTGGCGGGGAGCCAACGTCTCCCCGCCCGGCGGTATGCCGGTGCAGACCTACACCCAGGTATGGGCCGGGTGCTACGGACTGCGAACGGTGGGAATCAACCGCTGGTACGCCGGACAGCAGCACGGGGACCGCTCCGATCTGCTGGTGCGGATCCAGCGGACCTACACCATCAACCCGGCGGAGGACCGAGTGATCCTCTCCCCCTATGACCATGAGGACAAGGGCGTGTACCGGATCACCCAAAAACAGGACGTACTGGACGAGGACAACCTGCCCGCCACGGACTTGACCTTAGAGAGGAGCGCTGGGATCGATGCTGGACAGATTACGGGACGCACTGGCTGAGCTGGGCGCGGCCTATCACTACTTTGCCCAGCCCAACGCCGTGCCGCCTTACATCGTGTGGGCGGAGGACGGCAGCGAGGACCTGGAGGGAGACAACGCACACACGGAGGCCGGATACTCCGGCACCATCGACCTGTACACCAAGACGGAGGACGACCCGCTGACGGCGGCCATCCGTGGGGTACTGGACAGGCTGGAGTGCGCCTGGTATCTCAACTCCGTGCAGTATGAGGCGGAGACCGGCCTGCTGCACTACGAGTGGGTGTGGGGGCTGGTGTGATGGCGCAGATCAAGTTTCCGGGACTGGCGGAGTATGAACGCAAGCTGTCAAGGCTGAGCCGGGCCGTCAAGGACGAGATCGCGGCCAAGGCCATCTATGCCGGAGCGGACATTGTAGCCGACGAGGTGCGCAGCGCCATCGAGGGGCTGCCCATCGTGACGGGCTACGGCACAGCGGAGCACCCGCTGCCAGGGGGAGTGACGGTAACCCAGCGGCAGGGGCTGCTGGACGGATTTGGCATCGCCCCGCTGCGGGACGACCGGGGATTTCTCAACGTCAAGATAGGCTTTGACGGGTACAACCGGACCAAGACCGAGCAGTTTCCCGGCGGCCAGCCAAACCAACTGGTGGCCCGGGGCGTGGAGAGCGGCACCAGCTGGAAACTAAAGCACCCCTTTATCCGGCCCGCCGTAAACCGGAGCCGGAAAAAAGCCGAGGCCAAAATGGCCGAAGTGCTGGCGCAGGAGATGGAAAAAATTATGGAATAAAAAAAGCCTCCCCAGACGGGGAGGCAAAGGCTTACAGCGCGGTGATCTGCTGATCTTCGATGCGGCACAGCTCTTTGAGTTTGGCCGCCACCTTGGGGCCATGGTAATAGCGGGTATCCTTAAAGCACAGGAGACCATCCGAGCCATCGGAGCCGGTATAGCTGATGATGAGATACATGTCCCGCTCTTTGACCTCTTTGGTCCCAGTGCCACTCACCGCGCCGGCCATGGCACCGACCTCTCCAAACAGCAGGCCGCCAACCACGGCGCGGCCAATGACCGACTTGTTTTTCTCCACGATCTTTTCCTTCAGACCGTAAAACACGTCGGTGACCTGGCTGTATTGCAGGGTGACAGGTGTTTTGACCACGAGATTAGAGAGTTCCAGGTGGTCATCGTACAGGGCCAGCTCTGTCATATCCCCCTTGCGGATAGGCCCGATATCGGCCTGCGGGCAAAAATAGTCGCTGGCCAAACTGCCCTTTTTCTTGAACAAAAACCCCATTGTAATCCCTCCTTGTTGAGAACATTTTAACTTCCCTGCCTTGCACTGTCAAGGCAAGGCTGAAACGAAAGGAGCCTGAGCTATGGCTGTTATTGGTTTGAGTAAACCCTATTACGGCATTTACAGCGCGACCGGCAACGCGGTGAGCTACGCCGACGGCGCCTCGATGGGCAAGGCCACGGAGGCCAACATCGATATCAACACCACCGAGGACAACAACCTGTACGCGGACAACGCCATCGCAGAGACCGACCGCAGCTTTGCGGGCGGCACCCTGGCGCTGAGCACCGACGACCTGAGCCAGGAGGTGACCAAGGTCATCCTGGGTCTGACGGAGAACACCATCACCGGCATTGAGGGTGTGACGGACACCTCCGTCAAGGAACTGGTGTACGATGACACCCAGACCACTCCCTATCTGGGCGTGGGCTTTATCATCAAGAAAAAGGTGGGCGGCGCGTACAAGTGGCGGGCCGTGGTGCTGTGTAAGGTCATGTTTTCCGTGCCTGCGGACGCCGCCACCACCCAGGGCGAGAGCATTGAGTGGCAGGTGCCCGATCTGAGCGCCACCATCATGCGGGACGACAGCGCCACCCGCATGTGGAAACGTGAGGCCACCTTTACCACCGAGGCCCAGGCCGAGGCCTACATCAAGGCGCGGCTCAACATCACGGTGGCAGCATGAGGACGGCGCGGATCAACATCGACGGGGCGGAGCACCTGCTGTGTTTCTCCGCCCGCGTCGTCCGCGCCTGCACGGAGCGGTACGGGGACATCGTCAACATCGACGAGGCGCTGACAGGCGGATCGGCTGTACAGGCTATGGACGAGGCGGTTTGGATGATCGCGGCCATGATGGACGCGGGCGCCCGATACGCCAAGCTCAACGGCCTGGACAATCCGCCTCCGCTGACGGAGGAGGAGCTGCTGGACGTGTGCGACCTGGGTGATTTTACCCAGCTGAACAGCAAGATCACGGAGACGATCATCAACGGCAAAACCCCTACGGTGGAGGCTGAGCCCGCAAAAAATGCAAAGGCCACTCCGGCGGGCGCGTAAGCGAGCCGGAGTGGCTTTTGTGGTATGGGCTGCGGGTGGGCCTGACCTATGAGCAGGCCCTGGACATCCCATACGGGGAGCTGCTGGACTTTATGGCCATCGAGCGGATCAAGACAGAGGGCTTTGTCCGGCGGCGGACGCTGACGGACGAGGACATTATCCCAGATGTGAGGTGAGACTATGGCAACAGATATCGGCCCTAAAATTGGCCTTGACGGAGAAAAAGAGTTTCGGGCGGCCCTCCAGTCCATGGGGCAGCAGCTGAAAACCCTGGACACGGAAATGCGGGCGGTGACGTCCGCATTTTCCGCCAACGACCGGAGCCAGGCGGCGCTGTCGGCCCAGTCGGATGTGCTGACCAAAAAGCTGAGCACCCAGGAGGCAAGGCTGGCGGAGATCCAGAAAGCCCTGGACTACGCCCGGGCCAACTACGCAGACAACAGCAACGAGGTGCAACGGTGGCAGCAGGCCCTGAACAACGCCACAGCGGACATAAATAAGACCAAAGCACAGTTGGCCCAGTTGGACAAAGGGCTGGGAGACACCGAGGACGCCCTGAACGACGCGGGAAGGCAGGCCGCCTCCTTTGGCGATGTGCTCAAGGCAAACCTGCTGAGCAACATCATTTTAGACGGAGTCAAGCAGCTGGCCAGCGCCGTGAAAAGCATGGCCGGGGAATTTATTTCCTCCGCCGCCGAGGTCAAGGCGGAAACCTCTGCTTTTGACCAGACGTTTGGCAACCTGGGCGACACCGCTTCGGCGGCCATTGGCCGGGTAGCCTCCGAGTCCGGAATCTTGCAGACCCGGCTGAACACCTTGGGAAGTAAGATTTACGCTTTTGCCCGGTCCTCCGGCGGCGACACAGAGCAGAGCATGGCCCTGATGGAGCGCGCCCTGCGGGCAGCCGCGGACTCCGCCGCCTATTACGACACCAGCGTGGAGCAGGCCACTGAGACCTTGCAGAGCTTCTTAAAGGGCAACTTTGCCAATGACGCCGCCTTGGGCCTGTCCGCGACGGAAGCGACCCGCAACGCGGCGGCTATGGAGCTATTTGGCGACAAGTACGCCAACCTGACGGAGATCCAAAAGCAGGAGACGCTGCTGAAGATGGTGGAGGACTCCCAGCGGCTATCCGGCGCTATGGGCCAGGCGGCCCGGGAGGCCGACGGCTGGGAGAACGTGACCGGCAACCTGAAAGAGACGTGGAGACAGTTCCAGGCCCAGGCGGGCACTCCCTTCCTGGAGAATTTAATTCCCCTGATCCAGAAGGTCACAGCAGAGAGCCAGGCCTGGATCGACGGTGTGGACTGGGACGGATTCGCGGCTACGGTGACGGACTTTGTTTCTTTGATCCTTGACAACGGGGACACCATTATTTCCCTGATCTCCGGCATCGGGGCCGGGTTTGTGACCTGGAACGTGGTATCCATGGTAATGGGCCTTGTCAAGGCCATCCAAGCGGCCCAGAAGGCCAACGAGGGCATGACAGCGGCCCAGGCAGCGCTGAACGTGGTAATGAGCGCCAACCCCATCGGAGCGGTCATCACTGTGGTGGCGGCGCTGACGGCGACGGTCATCACTTTGTGGCACACAAACGAGGACTTCCGCAACGCCGTTATTGCCATCTGGGATAAGATCAAGGCGGTTTTTGTCGGCGTGGGCGAAGCGGTAAAGGAGCTGTTTACCCAGACCATCCCCAACGCGGTGCGCACGGCGGTGGACACGCTGGCAAGCCTTCCGGGCAAGGCGCTGCAATGGGGCAAGGACCTGATCGACAACTTTATCAGCGGGATCAAGTCCAAGCTGTCCGCCCTGGCCGACTCCGTCAAGGGAGTGGCCCAGACGGTGCGGGACTTTATCGGATTTTCCGAACCGAAAAAGGGGCCACTGTCTAATTTTCACACGTATGCGCCGGATATGATGTCCCTGTTTGCCGGAGGCATCCAGGACAACCTGTGGAGGGTGCAGGACCAGCTGAACAGCATGGGCGGCAACATCCAGGACGCCATCCCAACGCCTGCGGTGGATGCGGTGTATAACGCGGCGGCGGGAATGGTCAACGGGCTGGCGGCGGCCAACGCCGGGAACGGCGGGGGCAGCTACACCATCAACCTGCTGCTGCAAAACAGCCAGCAGATCGCAAGCTGGCTACTGCCCGACCTGAGAGACGCGGCGAGAAACAACCCGGAGGTGGCGAGGGCATGACACAGCTGATCGTAAACGGCATCTATCTGCCGGAGACGTCTAAGGACAAATACCAGTGTTACCCCGGGGAGCTGTCCGTGAATGTGGAGATGATCTCCGGGCGGACGGTGCGGGAGGTGCGGGGCCATGTGCAGATGATCACCTGGAGCTATGACTACATGGGCAACGACCTATGGAGGCAATTGGCGGCAGTGCTGCGGGGAAACACCTCTTTCCCGGTGGTCTATTTGCCGGACGACAGCGACACGATGGTATCGGGCACGTTTCTGGTGGACAGCATCACCCAGCCCACATTTGCCTTTTCCAAGGGCGGGGTGGGCCTGTGGCACAACGTGGGCTTTACCCTGCGGGAGGTGAAACCCCATGATTAAGTCCTCCGCCGCCTATCAGGCGGCCATTACCGGCGACGCCCGGCGCATCCTGCTGCGGGCCATTATCGACCTGATCTCCCCGGACATCGTATACGGCGCCGGGGAGACCAGCGGACAGCTCCCATGGAGCCAGCTGGCCCAGATCCACGACAAGGTTTTTGACACCCCCGCCAAATACGCTACGCTGGAGCACAACCGGTGGACGCTGGACGGGACGTTCGGGATCTTCCCGGACCAGGCGGCGGACGTGACGGGTCAGGTGGCCTATATCGGGGACGTGCTGTCCGGAGCGGACGGAAGCTTTGCGGCGGCGCCGTGGGTGGAGCTGCAATTTTCCGGGGTGTCGGTGCTTCAGTCGTGCAGCGTGTATTTCCCGGGCGACGAGTACGACGGCGTACCATCTGATTTTACGGTCGAGGTCAAGCAGGGCGGCACGGCGTACTACTCCAAGAGTTTTACGGGCAACCAGGCGGCCAGCGTGGCCCTGTCCGGCTTTACCGTCAACAACCCGGACGCCATCCGTGTGACGGTGAGCAAATGGTCTCTCCCCTACCGCCGGATGCGGCTGGTGGAGATCGTCCCCGGGATCTATGAGCAGTGGGACAACAACATCATTGCAGAGTTTTCCGTCAAGCAGCAGGGCAACGTGGCCTGCACCGCCCTGCCCTATGGCACCTGCATGCTCAAGATGGACAATCTGTCCCGGCGGTTTGAGCCGCGGGCCAAGGACGGACTTTTCCAGAGCATCGAGGAGCGGCAGGGCATTGACATCGCCATTGGGGTACGGCTGCCGGACGGGACGGACGACTACAAGCGGGTGGGCATCTACTACCAGTATTCCAGGGGCTGGCGGACCGGGGACAACGGCCTGACCATGCAGTGGGATCTGGTGGACATCATCGGCCTGCTGGCCAGCCGGGAATTTCTGCCCCCCAGCACGCTGCCAACCACGCTGGAGGGCTGGATCGCCGCGCTGGTGGGACAGCTTGGGGTCAACTTTGCCAACCGGTACACGGTGGACCCCAATTACATCGGGGCGGCGGTGACGGCGTCCTCCGTGGCCGACGTGACGGGCAAGAGCTGCGGAGACATTTTGCGGTGGGCCTGCATGGCCGCCGGAGTGTGGCCCAGGGCGGACGCGGAGACCGGATATCTGGCGGCGGAGCCGCTATGGAGCGAGGGCAACAAGCTGACGCTGGACAACCTGACGGCCTACCCCATCCTGCGGGCCAACAGCGACGTGGCGGCTATTATCTTTACGCTGCACGACGGCAGCGGCACCCAGTACATCGTATCCGGCAACTCCACCGCCTCCAGCGAGACGGTGAGCGTGGACAACCCCTTTATCCACACTCAGGCCCAGGCGCTGACGGCGGCGAGGATGATTTTGTCCACCTACGGCGGCAACCAGCTGGAGACCACGGGCCGTGGCGACCCCACCCGGGAGATCGGGGACGTGGAGACGGTATGGCTCAACGAGAGCAGCGCCACCACGGCGCGGCTGATCATGCAGACAATGCAGTTTTCCGGGGGCGTGCTCCAGGGCTGCCAGAGCCAGCTGCTCCAGGCGGACGGGTCGTTCCAGTTCCAGGGGCGAGCCCAGATCACGGAGAGCGGGACATGGACGGCCCCGGCGGGCAAGACTCAGCTGCGGGTGATCCTGGTGGGACACGGCGGCAACGGCACGGCGGGCACGGATGGCAGCTGGGACGAGGCCGGAGCGCCGGGAGAGGCCGGACTGGGCGGGCTGGTATGGGCCGGGACCATCAACATCAATGACGGCCAGAGCTTTGAGGTGACCATCGGAGAGGACACCACCTTTGGGGCGTACAGCAGCGCCAACGGCAAGCGATACGCCAACGGCTACACGGACGTGGCCAGCGGGGACAGCTTCGCCCGGACGGGGGTGGCCGCTCCCCTGCCGGGCTCCGGCGACGGCGGAGCCGCAGGCAAGGCGGGAGCACAGGGGCAGCGCCGACAGGAGACCAAGGTAAACGAGGACGGCTCCACCACCACCCGGTGGAGGGTATCGGCCTACCCTGGCAAGGGCACCGCCGGCAAGCAGGGCGCTCCCGGCTGCGTGGTGGTGTATTGGGATAAGGAGTGAGGATATGCAGCTCATAACCGACAGAGTACAGGCCGACGTAGACCGGGTGGCCCAGCTGGCCGAACGGGTGAGCGCCGGGACGGCGACGGAGGCCGAAAAGACGGAGTGGGCCAGCGACCTGAAGGGGGCCTACAACGCCAGCGACCTGAACCGAGTGGGGGCCGCCGTGGCCTATGTGGCCGGGCGGCTGAACGGCTACGGCTACGCCGTGACAGTAAACCCCAAGCAGGACTGGACGGTGAGCGACATCCCAACAGCCGGGCAGATGGCGGCCTATCTTCGGGACGTGGCCGCCCTGCGGGGGGCCATCGCCGTGATGGCCAGCACGCCGCCCACGCCGGACAGCGCCAGCGGGCTGACCTGGCGGGAGGCCAACGACATCGAGAAAATCTTGACAGACGTGGACGAGCTGCTGACCCGCATGGCGGCGGCGTGGTTTTACTCCGGCGAGATTTGGTCGGGGGAAATTTGAAGGGGGCGATTTTATGCAAAGTAATGAACGATGGTCGTTTATCCCGGGAACGGATAATCAGTACCTTATCAGTACAAAAGGAAGGGTGCTGAGTTTGTCAAAGGAGCCTATGCTTGTCACTCCTCATAAATTATGCAGTGGATACGTTGATGTTGGCATTCACGGCAAGCGCTGTTCGATTCACCGTCTCGTAGCACAAGCATTTATCCCCAACCCGAACAATTATCCTGTTGTGAATCACATCAACGAGAAAAAAGATGATAACCGCATTGAAAATTTAGAGTGGTGCAGTTATTCAAAAAACAATTCTTATGGGGAAGCGCATGAAAGCAGAAAACGAACAAAAGGCGCAAAAGTTCGGTGCTATTCTCTCAATGGAGATTTTGTCGGTGAGTTTTACAGTATGGTAGAAGCCGGGAAGCAACTTGGTTGTTCTTTTAGCGGAATCGCAAATGCAGTCAGGAACAAAGACGGAAAATTCCACAATTTGTATTTTGTCAAAATGAAGGAGGCGAATCAGCATGAATGATCGCATTCCACGTTATCCCGGGCGGGTAAAAATGACCCCTGTGACCGGGCAGGCCAACACCTTTGACATGGTACGGGCGGACGACCCCACCCAGGCGGGCACGCCGCTGAACAAGGCGACGTTTCTTAAGGACGCCACGGCGGCGCTGTATGGACTGGGGACGGGGGCGGTGCCGGATGATGTGCTGGCAGAGCTGGGGAAGTATAAGCAGTATTGGTGGAGGAGGAGACTTCCCGCTGGTGTGAGGTATGTGGAGGTACAAAGTGACATCCCTAATGCTATCGCATTGTTTAGCCCGTATGTAGAAACAAGTCAAGTTATATACTCTAAGCAGCTAACAATAGATCAAAATAATGGAACCGCTGCACTTGGAGCCGAATTAACTTTGCCAAAAACAAGCGGGCAAGAATTGGCGGAGGCAATAGTAGCAAACGCCCCTCTTTATGTTTCTGTAAGCGGGACGATTTACTACATTCCGGATGGTGCAACGGCTGGAGCTGGGAGCAATCCATCGTTTAATAAATCGACAATTATGTATTATACATCGTCAAATAAAGATTATGTATATATAAATGGTTCTGGGACTCCACTGGGGAAAACCGTCACCACGGAAATAAAACAAGTCCCCGCATCCGACTGGGAATACCTCCAGTCCTCCGACAGGAACGCTTACCCCGATAGCGGAGAAGTCCCTATTTCATCCACATGGGTGGAGCACAGGGAAAATAATAGTGATACCTTGTTGGAGTACAACAACACCTATTCCTATGCAACAGAGATTACTATTGACCAGTCAACTGGCGGGATTTCTTTGGTTGCCCCAAATACAACGACCGCAACAGACGGGGATGCAGAACGGAATTTTATAAAATCAAAAGCACCCTGTTACCTAATAACATCCTACAACCCGTCAAAAATCTACTACGTGCCAGCTGGTGCAACCTCCGGAACGTCTTACACTAATACCTTGCAGGGTAACGGGTTCCCCGTGGAGTTTGGTTCCGCCGGCAATCCACACGGCATGGTCGTGACAGCGGTGCAGAAGACCATCAACTATGAGTACGAATACCTGGGCATCCCCTTTGACAATGCGGTGACAGCGCCGAAGATCGAGACGGGGAGCTATGTAGGGACGGGGACGTATGGACAAGCAAATCCCAATACACTGACGTTTGGGTTTGTGCCGAAAATGGTGATGGTCAGTTCTTCTACTATTAACACAGCGGGTAGTAATTTAATTACACCTATGATTTGGTTTGATGGCGTTATGTCCGCATTTGCATCACCAAACGGGTATCTCAACAACTTCACTGTGGATGGTAACACTATTTCCTGGTACAGTACAAGCACATACACGAAAGACCAGTACAATAATAATGGAGAAACTTATTACTATATCGCCATCGGCTAAGAAAGGAGGGCCCATATGAAAATCATTGAAATTCAGGCGCTGGACAACGGCGCACACCGCAATCAGACCGTCAGCGGGGCGGTCGCTGTCCCTGATGGCTGGGCGGAGATCCCCTCCGACGTGGCCATCCCGGAGACGTTCCCCTTTGTGGACATCCAGGTGGAGGGAAACAAAGTGGTTAGCATGACGGCGGGGATTGTGCCCCAGCCGGAGCCGGAACCCGAGCCGGAGCCTACGGAGACGGAGCAGCTGCGGGCGGACGTGGACTTTCTGGCGGCCATGGCGGGGGTGAGCTTATGACGGTTTACGAGCTGGCAAAAAAGTACTACCCCCGGCTGTGGGACCGGGAGCGGCTGGAGGCCCTGCTGGCGGCGGGGCGGCTGAGCCAGGCGGAGTTTGACAAGCTGGTGGGCGCCGAAAAATAAAGACCGCCCGGGTGGTGGGAGAGGAGACAGAAATGACAGAGACGATCATCTGTGCGGTGATCACCGGGGGGCTGACTCTGCTGGGGGTGATCATCGCCAACAGCAAGACCCAGGCGGTGACGGAGGCCAGACTGGACGAGCTGACCCGGGAGGTACGGGAGCACAACAATTTCGCCCGGCGGATGCCGGTGGTAGAGGAACAGATCAAGGTAATTAACCACAGGCTCCAGGACCTGGAGTACCTGGAGCAGGAGCGAAAGGAGAAGTAAAAAATGGACGCAAGCTACATCTATGACATCTTTGAGGCAACCGAGAAAAACCGGGACCACGACCTGTTTGTGGGCATGGCCAAGCTCAAGGCGGTAAAGCCCATGCCCGAGGGCATGGACGAGCGGGAGCTGTGCCGGTTTATCGGCAAGCACTACCACGAGCTGGTGGAGGCCTACGCCGCCCGGGACCTGGCGGTGATGGAGGAGGCCGTGCTGGCCTGCGAGGCGCAGGACGCAGAGGACGCAAAGGAGGCGGAGTAATATGGATTTTGGCATTGTTTCGGTGGCGGCTATCACCGTCATCTGCTATCTGGTGGGCATGGTGGTAAAGGCCATCCCCAACATGGAGGACAAATACATCCCCATCGCCTGCGGCCTGTGTGGGGCCGTGCTGGGCCCCGTGGGCCTGTATCTGGGGCTGGAGGGCTTTCCGGCTGCGGACTACATGACCGCCGTGGCGGTGGGCATCGTCAGCGGCCTGGCGGCCACGGGCATCAACCAGGTGGGCAAGCAGCTGACTAAGGAGTGATTTCAGATGCTCAAAATCGCCATTGATGCGGGGCACTACAAGGGGACGCCGGGGCGGCGGTGCTTAGCTGCCCTGGACCCCAACGAGACCCGGGAGTGGGAGCTTAACCGGCGGGTGGCGGACAAGCTGGAGGAGCTGCTGGCGGGGTATGACTGCCAGGTCCTCCGGGTGGATGACAAGACCGGGGACAAGCTGGTGGACCTGGGCGACCGGGTGGCGGCGGCCAACGGCTGGCCCGCGGACGTCTACCTGTCTATCCACCACAACGCAGGCATTAAGGGCGGCAACGGCGGGGGCTGCGTGGTCTACACGGCCCCCGGCTGTCAGGCCAAGAGTAAGGCCCTCCAGAAGGCCGTTTACGGGGCCGTGGTGAGCCGGACGGGGCTGGTGGGCAACCGGGGCGCCCCCATGATGGAGCGCGGCCTGTACGTGCTCAGGCGGACGAGAATGCCCGCTATCCTGATCGAATGCGGGTTCATGGATTCCAGCACCGATGTTCCGGTGATCCTGGGGCCGTATTTTGCGGGGCAGGTGGCGGACGGCCTGCTGGCGGCGCTGGTGGAAGTGTTCGGTCTGAAGGAGAAGAAGGAGGAGCGGCAGCGAATGAAGTACACCAAGAGGGGCAACACCCACGTTGTGGAAGTACCGGTCAAGGACTTCGCCGTCCGGCTGGTGGATAAGGCCAAAAAGACGGCGTACCGCGGCAACTACTGCAACGCCGGATTTTTTGGCAACTACAACGAGGGCCGGGACAAGTTTACGCTGCCCGTGGGGCACACTGTGGCGGCCATGGAGACGGACAATAAGTGGGTCAACCACTACTGCGGCCAGCGGGGCAAGGTGACCGGCGGCAAGCTGGTCTATGCGGAGCCGGGGCGGACGGAGACCACCCTATTCATCCGGGGCAACCTGGCGGACATGGGGGAGCTGAGCGCTCCTCCGGAGGGCTGCGCCTATGCCATTGCGGGGGTGCCCGTGCTGCGGCAGGGCAAGGCGGTGAGCTGGGCCGCCGCAAAGGCTCAGGGCTGGGAGGCGTCCTCTCTCTATGCCACCTGGCACATCTTCGCCGGGTACGGCCAGGACCGGAGCAAGATCACTGTGGCGGCGCTCAGGACCACGACCGGCAACCTGATCTCCAGCGGCGAGGGGGCCAAAAAGCTGGCGGCCCTGGGGCTGCGGGAGGCCATCAAGCTGGACGGGGGCGGCAGCACCATCCTGCGGGCGGGGGGCAAGACCCCCGTATGCACGGCGGGGAACCGGCGGATCTGCACGGTGCTGACCTTTGGGGGCAATTCCTACACTCCCCCCACCAAGGCGCTGGTCAAGGGCAACCGGGGCGAGGGCGTGCGGTGGCTCCAGTGGGAGCTCAACGACCGGGGCTTTCCCTGCGCCGTGGACGGCAGCTTTGGCCCCGGGACCAAGGAGGCTCTGATGGCCTATCAGGTGAGCGCGGGGCTGGCACCGGACGGCAGCTGCGGACCGGCGACGAGAAAGGCGCTGATGGGGTAAAAAGAGAGGGCACACCGCTATGGTGTGTCCTCTTTTTTGTCAGCCCAAGCTAACAGGCCGCCGGATCATATCAGGTCCCGGGCATCCACGCCCAGGGCGTCGGCGATGGACAGGAGGTTTTTGGCCGTCAGGTTTCCGGCCTCTGCCTCGCCCAGCTCTACACGCTGGATCTGCCGGATATAGACACCGGACTTTTCGGCGAGCTGCGCCTGTGTCATGCCCGCCATGCGGCGGGACCACTCCAACTTTGTGATCGGACGGTTACGGCAGTCTCTGCCGTAGTTGACCAGAGAGCAGAGGGTGCAGTCTCCGTCCTCCCGCTGACAATCTGCGTATTTTTTGCGCATTGTGGGCCTCCTTAGCAGATAACCTTGACGACTTCGGCGTCCCGGATGATGATCTCGCCGTCGTCCTCTCCATACTCCACATCGTTGCCGCAGATGATAGCGACGTGATCTCCAAAGTAATTGTTGGCACCAAGACGATCCAGCGTGCAAGCACAGATCCCATCAAGTTCTACGCCGGTATCGTCGCCGTCGTCCCAAACGTGGGAGTTGTGATCGATAGAGCCAAGCTCAAAGGGGACTCCCTGCACCCGGACGCCAATATAGTCATAATCATATCTCAGATCCATGTATTCTGCGGTCTGCTTAATGTTCTTAATCATTTCGGCGTTCATCAACATTTTCGTGTCCTCCTTGGGCCGTGCCCCTCTCTTGTTTACATGCTTATTATACGCTAATATTGGCGTAAAGTCAAGGGGGAAATATAAAATAAATGAAAAATTTTGTGGGGCTGGAGCATCGGTCGCAAATTGGCCGCATTTCATCCGTAATTTCATCCGTAATTCTTTTGCAAAAAACACAAAATCTTAGCAAGAAAAGAGAAGGCGAGACAAGATAGGCGAACGCCCGAAAGCCTTGGGAGAGTAAGAAAAACCCAGCAGTTATTGAAACTGCTGGGTTTTACCTTTTGGCGCAGAAGGAGGGATTCGAACTCTCCAAAAAAGTCTCTAAACCCGTTGTGGGAGTAGGGGCGTTTATTTTTCATCCGTAATTTCATCCGTAATTTTTCCAGTGAAAAAACTATTGATGGCGGTATCTGCTGCGGACTTTTGGCTCTCAAACACATAGGAGTAAGTCTGGCGGTAGGTGGACTCACAGGCCCAGCCGCCGCGCTCCATTGCGTGCCGGTCATCCACGCCCAGGGTTTTCATCACGGCCGCATTGGTGTGACGCAGGCCGTGGACGGTGGTATCGGTGATCCCGGCCCGCTGACAGGCCCGGTGGACGTGCTTGCGGACGGTCTCCGGATTGACGCCAAAAAGCCGCCCGTCTTTCCGGCGGGGCAGGGCCCGGATCTTGTCCATGATATAGTCGGGACAATCCACTGTGCGCTGACTGTATGTATTTTTTGCCACCTCTTTGAGTACCCAGTGGTTATCCTCGTCCGGGACCACGGTGCGGCGGACATGGATCAAGCTGCGGTCCAGGTCCACGCAGTCCCAGCAAAGGCCCAGGATCTCCGAGCGGCGCATCCCCAGCCAGACGGCCAGGAGAATTGGCACCTCGCAGCTGTCCCCCTCTATGGCCTGGATCAGCTTGCCGATGTCCTCCGGCTGGAGGTACTGCTTGACCGGCTTGACCACCTGGGGCAAGCGGACGCCAAAAACATCGATTCCGCACTCCTTGAGCACGGGGCGGATCAGGCCGTAGGCATTGGCCACGGTCTTGGCAGAGACCAGCTGGGCCTCCTGATTGACGGCTCGCTGAACGTGGGCTTTGGTGATTTGGTGGACGTCGCACTGCATAAGCTGGGCAAAGCGGTGCTTTTGGGTGGTGCGGTAGCCCCGTATAGTGGCGGGAGACAGGACAGCGGCCTTGCTGGTGATATACTCCTTGATGGCCTGGTTTAGCGTCATGCGCTCCGGCGCGTGCTCTATCTTGGCCCCGGCCTTGACGGCTGCGGCCTGCTGCTCCGCTTCTTTTTTGGTGGGGGCGGTGATGGAGATCCTCTCCCCTGCCACCATCATGTATATGTTCCAGCTCCCGGAGGGGAGCTTTTTTGCCTTGGGTATTTTCATGGGGTCCTCCTGCTCCGCAAACTGGCGGAGCTTAGCCGATACACTTAGAGCAAGGGGTCAGGACCATGCCGATGGCAGTATCCAGAGGGACGGGCCAATAAGTGCCGCCGTTACAATGGGGGTCATTGTGATATTTGGAGCCGGTACGGGTGATATAGGTCTGCTTTGCGGCGGCGGGGGCCTCCGGAGCCGACAGGCTCACGGTCTGGGTGGCGCCGTCCCACTGGACGGTATAGCCCAGGAGCTTGGCCACATTGGCCACGGGCAAATAAGTGGTGCCGTTGATAATAAAAGGCTCTGTGGGCGCTCCGGTGGAGTCGGTAATCTGGACGAGCTCCCCGTCCACCTTCAGGGAGATTCCATTAAAATACAAGGTCTCTGTGCGGGAGGATCCGGCGGCCAGAGCTGCGCCGGTAAAGGATGCGGCGAGGGCACATCCGGCAAAAATCGCTTTCCAATTCTTTTTCATATCGCTTTCTCTCCATTCCATCCAAAAATTGACAGTATCTGTACTTGACAAACCGAAACAAGTGTTCTATTATAGAACATACCATGACAAGGGAGGCTGTGGCATGGACACAGAGACAGAGTTGATCCTTATTCTTTCCCGCCTGACCCCAGCCCAGCTTGACCTTTTTCGATCTGCCGCGCGACAGATAGCAGAGCAGATGCAAGGGCAGGGTTCTGACGACAAATAGACAACAGCTGTTGGATGTCCTCCGGCAAATCCTTTTCGAGCGCTTCGCCGTTTTCGGCGGGGCGCTCTTTTTTTATGTCTCCCGGGGATCGCGGATCATCCGCTTCCCCCTTTAGCCACTCCACGGAGACGTCATACAGAGAGGCAATCTGGTAGAGATAATTTTTGTAGCTGTCACTGCTGCCATTGATCCACATGGTGACAATCTCGCCACCCTTAAAGCCAAGGGATTTTGCAAATTTAGCTTTTGCTCCGTGAACAAAATCTCCATCATGTTTGTGCTCAAGCAGGGACAAAATCCGTTGTAGCGTAATATCCATATTTTACTCCCGCGTTTTAGGCAAAACGTAGAAACCTAATAAATTTCAATTATACCATTGCAATCCTAATATATATGAGGTATTATTATCTTACAGGCACAGAAAAAGAGGCGTAAGTAGCCATGATGGATAATAACACAATCTCATAATACAAGCGCCCCTGTGGTTTGTCAATAATAAAAACTCATACCTATGAGGAAAAGGAGGCTGAAATATGAGTTTTTCTGTCGCCCGGGAAAAGGCCGGGCTGAGCCAGACTGAGGTAGCCAAGGCGCTGGGGGTCAATCAGGCCTCCGTGTCCTACTGGGAGAGCGGCAAGACCCAGCCCCGCAGCGCACAGCTGCCGAAAATCGCCAAGCTCTACGGCGTGACCGTGGACGAGCTGCTCAGGGAGGACGAGAAAAATGCCGAAAGTTAAACTGGTACGGGATGCGCAGGCGGAGCGCTGCAAGACGATCCGCACGATCATCAAGGCCAAGCAGGCCCAGCGGGACATCAAGACCCAGTCGGATCTGGCCGTGGCCTGCGGGATCTACCCCACGACGTTTTCTTACAAACTCCGCAACGGGGCCTGGACCTGCGACGACATCCGGGCGCTGGACAAGGTGCTGCGGTTTTCGGGGGACGAGATCGTCCAGATCGTGAGGTGCTGACCATGCGGGATCTATGTATCGTGGGCGCTGCCGTGTTCAGCGCGGCGGGCATCACCTTTGGGGTGCTGAGCATCCTGGCCGACCGGGGTGACAGTTGGCGGCACGGATTTTTGACCGGGTGTCTGGCTATCTCGCTGACGGCTCTGCTGGGGGCCGTGGCGGCCAGCTGGGCAATGTGAGGAGGAGGACCAAATGAAAGTTTACAAGGGCACCGACAAGGATATGCGGTGCAAGGGATTGCAGTATGAGATCGGCAAGGCGGTGACGGTAGACGGAGACGTTAAGCTTTGCGAACGCGGCCTGCACGCCTGCGAGATGCCGCTGGACGTGCTGAATTATTATCCCCCGGCGGAGAGCCGCTATTTTGAGGCAGAGCTGGAGGGCGTGACGGCTGAGAAACGGGACGACACGAAACGAGTGGGCAACAGGTTGGAGATGAAAGCGGAGCTGAGTATTGCGGGCCTTGTAAAGGCGCAGATCGAGTACGTAAAAGAGAGGGTCACTCCTGAGAATACGGAGCATGCCACGGGCGACCGGGGCGCAGCCTCTGCCACGGGGGACCAGGGCGCAGCCTCTGCCACGGGCTACCGGGGCG